CCGCTTATAACTTTTCTGATCAACGCAAGAACAAAGGAGAAAAATCTTGTCTGATAAGTTCAAAGTGCAAGCGACAATCTGGGTCGAGTTCGACAAGCCGAAAGCAAGCGACGGCGAAACGCTCGACGAAGCCGGTGAACGGCTCGCAGCGGTGTACAGCCGGTTGTTTCACAAGCGGCTCGGCTTCACCGACATAAGCGAGCGCGCTGTTTGGTGGCATTCAGCGAAGCAAACGTATTGCATCACCGTCGACGAAGCTGGCGGCTTTCGCGAGTGCGTGCCGAACGAACCCGGCATTCGGTTGAACGTGACCGACTGGCTGATCAACTCTTAATCAAAAGAAAGGGCGGCGCGACTTCGGTCGCGCCGCAAATATCGACATGACAAACGACAACATCACTCGCGACAGCAACATAAAAATCGGCGAACGCGTCACGCTGCACCAGCCGGTGCGCTCGTACTATTCACCGGCCCACGCTCGGTTGCTGTACGGCACCGTGTGCGAAATCACGTCGGCGGCGGTCAAAGTGTTCGGCGACGACGGCAAGTCGTACACGTTCGCACGTAGCGGCAAGCGGTGGGGTTCGTCGCGGTCGTACGGCCCGTCGATGACGCTTTATCGCGTCACCGCTTACACACGGCTCGCGAAGCGCGAAGCTGTGCGCGTTGCGCTCGTTAGTGCGCGCGGCAATTTTCGCCAAGCGCTTGAGCGCATCCCGACGAACATTGCCAACGTCAAACAGTCGACGGTCGACGATCTCGAAGCGTTGCTCGCAATGGCGAAGAAACAAGTCGCGAAGTCAGCCAGCGTCGGCAAATAAGTTTCGCCAGCGCTTGCGCTGGCTCGCATCGGAAAGCTGCACCGAGCCGTCGCTGATCAGCGGCGGTTCGTTTGTTTCGTACTGTGTGAACAAGTCGTCGATGTGATCAATCGCTTCGTGCGTCATGATCGTCATTTCGAGCGTGCCGTCGTTCATGTACCGCAACAGCGTTTCGACAATTTCGGTTTCAATTTTCATCATGTTTCGCGAGTGACGACCGGCGGCTTTCGCCGCCGACCGAGACAAAGCACACCTCCTTTCATCATTCGACACTTACGGTCGAAGTTCAAAATGAGGCATGTCGACGAAAGCGTCGCGCCCCTGCGAGCGTCGCGCGTCGATGTACACGTCGACGGCAACTCGTACGTCGGTGATTTGCGACAGCATACGCCAGCAACCGCCCCACCGAATCTTGTCAGCGCAACCGTTCTTTTCAGCGGCACGTTTAAACGCACTTGCCACGATCAAGCACGGCTCGGCTTCCCACCGATACTTGCCGTTGATGTACGGCACCGCGTCGACAGCGTGACCCCAGCCGTCGGGCTGCACGATGTGCTTCGAGTTCAGTGTTTTTGAAACGCCGGTGCGCACGTATTCGCGTTGCTCCTCGAGCGTTCGAATGCCGTCGAAGATACCGAAATCGACAGTCGACATCGCGAGCGCGTCGCGTGACACGCTGACAAGCATCGGATGAACGCCGACAAGTTCGCGTTCACTACGCGCCCCGAACCGGTTTTGAACGAGCGGGGACGGGACCGCCGTACGCGTACTTGATTTCGGCGTGGGACCAGCCGTATTCGAGAGCGCGTCGTCGCGTGTCGTCGAGCGCATGCTTCGCACCAGCCGCAAGAATGGGTTCATGTAATTCCGCATCACCGCCTCCTTCGACGAAAAATTCGTTTGATCGACGCTTTTTATCTGACATAGTTGAAGAACCTCGTCATTGCAGCGACTTCGTTCAAGTCGATGAAACCGCCCCACCACTGGTCGAGCAAAAGCGCTTTGCCGAGTGTGACACGCCGACCGTTGTACGTCACCATCACGCGAAGGTCTGAAACCATCCACGCCGGTTCGGGACTGTTCAGTGCATTGGCAACAGCGTTCAGTTGATCTTCGTTCAAATTGAGATCGTCAACGCGCCGGTTGACCATGCGGCGAAACGCGTCGACATCTTTCGGTCGAAAGCCGTATCGCGCCCAAGCATAACCGCCGACGTCGATGTTCGCGTCGAGTTCGATGCGTCGCAGTCCCATCGCTTGGTATTGCCGCACTTGAGCGGCGAGCAGTCGTCGACCGATGCGTGTGTTTTGCAGTTCTGGCGAGAGCCGCAAAAAGTCGTGCTTGACGGTGCCGCTCGCGAAGTCAATCGACCGCGTCATCCTGATCGACGGGTGTTCGACCGTCAAAACGAATTGCTGATACTCCCGACCGCCGTGATTTGCGCGAAAGAAAGCGCGCGTGCTGACGGCGACGTCGTCAAATTCGTCGAGACTGCCGAGCAACATGCGACCGAGATCGTCGGGCATGATGTCGCCGACCGACTTGCGGTACAGCGCGAGGCTCGCGTCATCCATGCCATACATCGCGCGCATGATGCCAGCGTCGAGCACGTTGCCGCCTCCACTAAGGCCAGTCGTTGCACGACGCGTCGACATCGCGACGATGTCAGAACCGAGCCGACTGCGAAGATCGTCGAGCGTGTACGTGTAACCGTCGTCGCGGTAAAAGCGTTCGGGGCGAACACCGCCTTCCTTCCACATGCGAAAGCGCGACGGCCCGACGGCTTCGCGCTGCACGTCGGCTGACTGACGGTTGAGCCACTCGTAATAAGTCATGTTGCGAGGCACTTGACCGTTCATCGAAGCGCGCGTGCCGGGCGTCAAGTCGGCGCTGTTCAAGCCGAGTTCTTCCCACGACTTCGTGACCGGTATCGTCGTCGAGCGGCAATTCGGATGTGCGGGCGGTCGCGGTCCTTCTTCGAGGCCGTACACTTGACCGTCGCGCGCTCGGCAAATCGGCGTCGTGCGTGTGTCGAGCGTCGAAACCCACTGAATGCCGTTGATCAAATCGGCGTTCGCATTCCAAACCAGTTCGCGACCGGCGTTCTGCGCATGATTGATCGACGTTCGAACAAGCGTGCCGACGCCGCGTCGTGACACTTCACGCACGCCGTCACGGTATCGCAGCGCGCGCGAGCCGTTGACGCCGCGTGTGATCTGATCAGTTGTTTCGCCAGAAAGCACGCCCTCGCTGATACGACGCCACGTTCGACGAACGTCGTTCTCGCGCAACTGGTCAAACCATTCAGTCATCGACGAACCGTTGATCATGTTTCGCAAATGGCTTGGGTCTGACAGCGCATTCAGCGCGCCGACGTTCGGCGTGACGACGTCGATGACACCGAGCGCGCCGCCGGGACGTGCACGAAGCACAGGGCTCATGACGCGGCGAAGCATGTCGGCTTCACCGCGTGCAGCGAGGCCGCGAACTTCGTCGAGCGTTTTCGTCATGAACGGGCGCAGTTCGTTGTTGTGCCATGCGCGTTGAAGGTCAGCGATTTGAGATCGCATCGCTTGCAGTTGCCGACGGCGAAAAGTGCCGTCACCGAGCGACGCCGAACGAAGCTGTGTTTCGATTGCGCCGTCGAGCCGTGTCATCGTTCGCAGAATTTGCGCGAGTGTACGGTTGCCAAGGCGAAGCCAGCGAATTTGCTGTGCGACTTGAAAGTCGAAGATGCGGTCATTCACTGGCATTTTGCGTCACCGTTTAAACGTCAAGCAATCTCGCACGCGCCACCGACGCACGCCAGTTCTTGCGAACCGGTCGTGTTGTCAGCGTACTCGACAAACTGGTCGACGTCGATGCCGTTAGGGATGCGTGCGAGCAGTTCTTCGTACTGTTCGACGGTGCATTCTTGATACGGTGCTTGATTGTACGTGTGATCGCTGTGCGGAAGGAAGCTAACGCCCGACATGCGGTCGCGATGCTCCCACACCCAATCGCCGACGACTTGCCATTCGTCAGCGCGCACCGATACCGTGATCGACGGCTTGTGCTCGCACCATTCAGTTTGATACACGAGCCAGAGTTCAAGCTGTTCAATCGCCGACATGTCGTTGCGCGTGACAGCGCCAGCCGGTGCGGCGACCGGAAAGCTGAACACGAGATTGCTTGCGTTCGTGACATCGGCTTCGCACGGGAAGCCGCGTTGCTTCAAGAACTGCGCAAACGGGTCTTTCGTATCCATTCGCACGGTGCGAATGTAATGCTGCGAGTGTCGCGCATGAATGCCGCTCGCCGCGTCGACCAGTTGCGACACCGTGCCGCTCGGCTTGACGCACGTGATCGCCGCCGACCGGTTGATGCCGATTGCTTTCGCGACCTGTTCATTCGTCGTTCGTGCGATGCTGCGAAGTCGACGCAACAGCGAGCGCGTCACCGGCCCAGGCTTGCCGAGTTCGGCGTGATCGCAAATGCCGGTCATCGAAACGCCGAGCAATGCTTCGTCGCGCGTGTTGATCTCCCATTCGGGCGACAGCTTCGACAAGTCGTTCAAACCAGCTTGCAGCGTGCCGAGAGTAGTCGCGAGCCGCACTTTGTTTTCGAGTGATGCGGCGTCGTCGTCGGCGCGAACGACGATTTCGGTCAAGTTGCAGAATTGCTTCGAGCGCAGCACGATTTCGCTGCAAGGGTTCGTGCCGAACTCGGCGATTTCGCGGCGGCTCGGCTTGAACTTCACGCTCGCCGTGCGGCTGAAAATGCCGCGTTCGCCGCTGCCTGAATTGACCAGCGCCGCCCATTCGGCGTCAAATTCGTCACGTGACATCGCCGCGTGATGAACTGCCGAGTTGTTCGCGAGCGCACGCCACGGGAACAGCGCCCACCACCCGATTTTGCTTTCGCCGTAGAGCACGTCGCGGTCGTACGGTGACAAATTCGGCGCGACCGCAACCCACTCGAGGCCGTCGCCGGTGTTCACGAGCACTTCGTCACGTTTCAAAGCGGCGTCGAGACGGCAGGCATGCACTTTGAACACCGACTTCGCATCGCGCATCACTTTGTCGTCGACATCGCTCAAGCTGATCAGTGCCGACCGGCGAACACCGCCGCACACGACGACGTCGCCGACCATGCACAAAATGTCGTGACAGTCGATTGAACGAAGCCGTTGACCGGCGCGCTGTTTAAACACGTTCGTCGTGAAGTCGATCAGCCGTTGAAGCGGCTCGGGACCGCTCGCACGACCGCCGAAAGTTTTCAGCCGTTCGCCCGCGGGCCTGATGTTCGAGTAGTCGACAGCGCGAAGCGTGCCGTTGAACAGCGACTTGATCACTTCGCCGTACGCTTTCGCCCAACCGTCCTTGCTGTCGCCGACGACAATCGGCGGCAAGCCGTCGTAGAAATCTGCGGGCACGAGCGGCAACTTGTTCACGTACCGGCGTTCGACTGAAAAGCCGCAACCGGTGCCGCACATCAAGATCAGCATTGCTTCGCTGAACACGTTCGGGTCGTCGACGGCGAAGTACGAACAGTTGTATCCTGCGATGTTGTCGCGATCAAGCGCGGGACCGGCGGTCATGAGAGCGCGCATCGACGGCATGACGTCGAGCGCAGTGATCGCCAAGCGAAGTTCTTCGAAGTCGACACCGCTGTCGCCGTGTCGATCTTCGAAGAACGTGATGTACCGGTCAACAGTTTCAGGCCACGTTTCGCGGCGGTTCTCGGCTTCGACGAAGCGGGCGTACCGCGATTGATGTATCATCGTTTGATACGGCGTAGGAAGTTGTTGCACGGCTTTCGCTCCTTGGCGTTTGAACTCGAAGATGTAGTGAAATGCGGCGAACTACGCGGCGATCAAGTCACCGAGAATGCGGTCGCCGTCGGCGTTGATCGTGCCGTTGATCGTGCGACCGGTGAGCGCTTCACCGAGGCCACGGTCGGCGATCATGGCGGCGGCGTGCAGTTCGTCGACAGCGATCACGTTGCCGCTGTACGTTTTGCCGTCGCCAGTGCTGAACGTCGTGCCGAACACCATGCGCGCGTCGTAGAAGTATTCGCGGTCGGTCGGTGCGAGGCTGTCAATCGGCGCGAAGTTGACGCCGTTGCAAATTGGCTTTGTGGGATGAACTTTCATGTTGATTTCCTTGCGTTGAAAGCGATCAGTGTTTCAGCGAGATCGCTTCGCCGCAACAGAAATTGAAGGCGTCGTCATTCGTCGGTCGTGACATCTTCGTCGGCGGCGACACGGTCGGCTTCACTCGTGCCGTCATCGTCGTCGTGAATGCTGTCGGTTTCCGGCACGCTGACGTCGAACGCCTCTTCGTCGATCATCGCCATTTCATCCTCGACCGAGCGCGACGGCGGCACGATCTCGCCGCGCTGCAAGTTCTCGTGCAGCGTCATGCGGCTGACGGCTCCCGATTGCCAAGCTTTCACGATGCTGTCGAGTTCTTTCGCCTCCATTCGCGTTTCGACGAAGTCACGGTTCAACGTGATCACGACTTCGTCAGGGTCCGACGATACCCAGTCAGCGGCACGGCGAAACAAGCGTTCGAACGCTTCGTTGACCGACTTCACGACTGACACGAGCAACGACATTTCGCCGCGACCACGCATGCGCGCCGTTTCGGCGGCTTCGTTGCGCGAACGCCCTTCGACGATCATGCGCGCGCCGAGTGCCGCCATTCGGTCCTCCTTGTCTGACATCGCATCGCGTTGCGCTTTGATGCCAGCGCCGGTGAACTCAAGCATGCCAGCCGAGCCGCCTTCGGGGAGCACCCACAACGAGTGCGGCCCGATGCTCGACGGCGTGTTCTTTTCGTTGAACGCGCCGCTGCACCACGGCGTCGGCTGTGCGGTCATGTACAGCGCGTGCTCGTAGTCGGCGCTGTTGCGATAGTGCGAGAGATTGACGTTGCACAAGTCGAGAAACGGCGGCTTTTCGATCTCGGGACGCAAGTCGTACGGGTTGATGAACACGAACGGGATGTAATCAAGCGTTTTGCCGCCGACCGACGGCACGGTTTCTTCGATCAGTGCGAAGCGGCGCGAGCCGGTGCCGTCATCTTTGCTCTTTTCGACAACCGCTTGCCACACTCGTTGCGTGTAAACGCCGTCGTCGAGGCACAGTTCGCGGTATCGTTCTTCGTTTTCTTCGGTGCCTTGCTCGAATGCGCGCTCGCGCAACAGCACTTTCGTCAGCACGACTTTCGCGCCGTGAAGCTGTGTTTCCCAGTCAGCGATGTCGTCGGCGAAGTACGTCGCGAAGTACGGCACCGCGTTCGCGTCAGCTTCGGGAGCGAAGTCAGGCAGAATGCCGTATCGACCAGTCGACAGCACTTCACGCACGACTTCGGCGATCAGCGTGTCGAACGAATACCCTTCGGTCGTCAGCGCTTCGCGCATCGGTTCGAGCCGTTCGGGGAGTTCGAGCGTCGGGTCGTTGCGAAACACCATGCCCGACAAGCCGCGAAGCGTGCGCTCGGCGACGCCGTAGAACGCCGCGCGCTCTTTGTAGCCGTTGTACTGGTCGGTGCTTTGACCGCCGGGCTGCGGGAGATACAGCTTCCCAGCATCTTTGACCGCATCTTCGCCTTCGATGCAGTCGCGCACTTTGCGCCACTGACGCAAGCGCGACGTGTACGACGCGTAATTTTTGCTGAACGTGAGTGATGTCGTCATGTGCTTCGCTCCTGAGGCGTCGAACGGTACATTCGGCGCGTGTGCTTCGCAACACAGTCGCGAGGTCGGTTGCCGCTCGTGTACATCAAATCGCGGCTCACATCAAACCGGCGATACGCTTCGTTCGCGCTTCGGTGTGCGCGATCATCAAGTCAGTGATGCCCCAAACCATAGCGTCGAGGCGGTCGGGACTGTCGGCACCGCTTAACGGTTCCCAGTTGCACAACTGATCTTCGAGCGAGCCGTGCGCGCCGACCATGCTGCAACGTCCTTGCTCCCACAGCGCCGCGACTGGCTCGGCGCGCGCTCGCTTGCCGCGTGACGCATGCACGATCTTGACGGGGAGCGTGTCGTTGACCGAGTGAATTGTGTGCTTGACCATGTCACCGCCCTGATTGCCTTCGGCGACAACTTCGTCGGCTTGCCAGAGTTGAAACGTGTCGTTCACGATGTTCGCCCAGCGCCCAGGAGTGTACTTGCCGGTTTTGTCGGCGAGCACGTAACCGCGATTGTCAGAACCGAGGCCACAAACGACGATGCCGGTGTCATCGCTTTCAGCGTTCGATGTCGTTGCGGGGTCGACAGCGACGACGATCTTTTTGAACCATAAGCCAGCCGGGATCGTGTTTAAACGATGCGCGTCGAGCGTCGAGCGTGACCATAACGCGCCTTCTGCCTCTTCGAGAATGACGCCGAGCAACTCTTGTTGACCGAGCCGCGTGTTCTCGTATTTCTCGGTGATGATGCGGAGGAAGTCGGGCGCGAGATTGGCTTTGTTCGCGTACGTCGAGCCGCGTGTGATGTGCGCACGCTTGTCTTTCACGAGGTCGATGATCAGCTTTTGCGGCTTCGGCGTCGTCGATACGAAGATTTGCGGCTTCGTGCCGAGCCGCAAGCCGAACAGCGCGAGATCCCACGTTTCTGGTCGACGCCACGCGCACAATTCATCGGCCCACAACTTTTCGTGCTGCGGGCCGCGAAGCCGTTCAGGTTCGTCAGCCGAGTACAGCGTCGCTTGCGCGCCGTTCTCCCACGTCACACGACGCTTCGACGGTTCGTACAACGGCTTGCCAAGATGCACGCCGTTGTACGTCGTGTCGGTCGCATAGCACGTCGCGAGCAAGCCGCTTTCGCCTTCGACCATGACATCACGTGCGTCAGCCGCCGTCGGTGCGATCAAGCCGACGCGCTTGTGACCGCGCTTGACCCACTCGCGAATTGTTTCGGCACCGGTGCGCGTTTTGCCAGCACCACGCCCCGCCAAGTACAGCCAGTAAAACCAGTCGCCCGACGGCGTGAGTTGTTCTGGTCGTGCCCACGAACGCCAGTCACGAGCGAACGCGGTGAACTGTTCATCGGTCAAATCACCGATGACGGCGAAGCGCTCGGCGTCGGTCGCCATGTCGCGCAACTGTTGCATCGGCGGTTGATACATCATTCGGCCTCAAGCAATTCAGCGTCGACGATGTCGCCGTCGGCGTTCAAGTACGACGCCATGCCAAGCTTTTCGAACACGTGACGCCGTGCATCGCGCACTTCGACGACAAGTGGGTTCTCTTTGTTGCCGCTGACTTCGACCGACTTCAACGTCGGGAGCATGTACGGCATGACAGCTTTCGCCGCACCGGCGCGCTGTTCGAACGTCAAGTTCGGGTCGGCGCTGGCGACGCATAGCAAAACGGCGGGATGCCAGTGTGCAGCGGTTTCAGCGCCATACTCGGCGGCGAGTTCAGCGCCGAACCGGTCGGCAATGATGCGCTGCGACATCGCGAGGATACTTTCGTGCCCGGGTTGTCGCTTCACCGGCGCGTCAGCAGGTCGCGGCATGACACCGACGATCTTCGACGTCGGCGCGATCTCGTTTTTCGGCTTTGGCTTCGGCTTCGGGCCGGGACGCTTGCGCGCTTTCGGCGCTGGCTTTTTCTTTTCAGTCATCAAACAACCGTTCTTCGCTTCACTCGTGCGAGTACAGCACAAGTCGCGCCACTTAGAAGGAGGAGGAACAAACGCGAACCGACGACCAGTTATAAGCGACTTATACGAAATACGGGCGAGCGGCGTGAAATGCAAGCGTCGGTGATTTGAAAACGGCGCGAGCACGAGGCAGGCAGAGTTATATTCGCCAGTTTCGCCGATGCTCGCACGCGTATCATGATGCGCTTGAGAGTTGTCAAAAGTGCTGTTCTTGAATGCGCTGTACCGTGCGTGAAAACACGGTTGCGTTCTTGCTTCACCGCAACTTGCGTTATTTTTTCGCGGCACAAATTGCGGTTTTTGCGGTTTCGATGCGGCTTTTTGAGCACCGTTTAAACAGCACAATCAAGCACTTGCCGAAAAAGCCGCAAAAACCGCACCAAAATCTCGTGTGCGCGAGACAAGTTTTTCTCAAGCGCGTCATCATACGCGCGTGCGGCTTTTCCCAAATCACGACCGCCGTCGCTTCGCTCCCTCAACGCTTCGAACGGCACGTTCAACTTGATGCACCAGCCATTCAGCCGACCGGTCATTCACGACCGTCGTGTGAACGTCGAGATCGTCGATTTCGGTTTCGCTCGCGTGACCGTCACCGTGACAACCGCTTCGCGTCACTCTGATCAAGATGCCGCCGAGTTCGTGCACGAGCGCCGCTTCGTTCGGGAACCGCACATCGTCGATGACAACGATGCTCGCGCCGTGCTGTTCGGCTTTTCTGATCTCGTACCGCACGACGTCGACCCAGATGTTCGGGTTCAGCGCGCGGCCCCACTCGGTGCCGAGCGTTTGCATCATGCGTCGACCGCTGACGCCGAGCCATTCAATTTCGGCCTCTTTCTGTTCAGCCGTGCCGTGCAGCGCTTCACGCGGCACGTTGATCGCTTCGAGCATTCGCTTTATCGGCGCACCGAACGACAGCAACGATTGCATGTGCGTCAGCGACTTCGCCGCTGTCGTCTTTCCGCTTCCCTTGTGACCAGTGAACGCGATCAATTTCATGTCAGTTCTCCTTTGATTGCTTCAAGCAACGCGATGCTTGTTTTGAAACACAAACACGCACGCCACTCGGCGAGCGTCATGCCGACGACCAGTTCGCGAAACTGCGACGACTTGAACAAGTACCAGCCGTCGGGCGCTCGGCACCAAACGTACACACGACCGCCGCTCGCTTCACGCTTCAACAGCCATGCGCGTTGCTCAAAGCTTAAACCGCCGACAACTTTCGACGTGTCGCGCTTCGGGTACGCTTTCACTTTCTTCGCTTCGAGCCACACTTCGTGACCGTCCCAGCAAAAGTTCGCGTCGGGGATGCCGACCGACATACTGTCCTCGAACCGCTGAAAATGTGCGCGCGGGAATACCGTTTTGATATTCCCGCGCAACGTATGCCCCGCTGACGCTTCGGTCATTCGTCGACCGGCGGCGGTGCTTCGACCGGCGGCGGCGGTGCACTTGGCTTCGGCTGAACACCGACAACCGTTTTCACCGGCACGCCAGCGGCGTTGACGATGTCACACGACTTGATCGTTTGTTCGCCAGCATTGCCAGCCAGCCGAAACGACATCGGCGACAAGCCAGTCGGCTTCGACGGGTCGGCGACGTCAAGCGTCACGACGTTCGGCGTCAGCCGATACGACGCGCACGAATAACCATTTTCGGTGCCGTCCCAGAACAGCACTTTCGCAAAAAGCATTTTGTTTCCTCCATTGTGACGCAATCGCTTGTTCAACCGGTTCGCATACGCGCCCACTACGCGACACCGGCATTCATTCGCCGCAACCGTGCGACCATGTTCTTTGCGGCACGTCGGCACGACGTCGTTTTCGAATACACAATCGCGCGCCAAGCGCCGTCGATCTTGACCAGCAATCGCGGGTGCGTTCGCTTGCCGCGTATCCGGTCACGCCATTCGATGCCGAGCACTTCACACTCGGCGACCAGCGCGTCGCGTATCTCGTTTCGCTGGCTCATGACAGCGCCGTCAAAATCAGCATCGCGAACAGCATTATCGCCGCAATCGACAAACTAACGTACGAAACAAACCGATTTTTCATGCCTAGCCTCCAATTTAAGCCACCGTCAGCGCGCGTTCTGACGTTCTCGGGTACACTGTGTCGTCGAAACCCCAGAACGCGCGCTGACGACCGTTTCTTACGTCAGCGACAAATCGTGCACTTGCTCGCGTGCTTCGTCAGCCGCGCCGCGCTTGTCAGCGACCTCGTTGTTGTAGTCGTCGAGCGCGGTTTCGTATTCGTCGTCGCCGTCATCACCGTCGTCGAAATCATCACGCGACGGTTCGTCGGGTTCGTCGAGCGCCTCTTCGAGATCGCTTTTCGCATCTTCGAGCGTCGCGAGCGCTTCGTCGCACATCGACGTGCGTTCTTCGAGCAACTCGCCAGTCGGTCCCATTTGCAAACTTTCCGGCATGTTGTCGAGGCTTTGCTGCGCTTCGTCGCGAAGCGTGTCGATTTCGTCGATCATCGTGCCGAGATCGTCAGCGTCGCCGCTGAACTCGGCGGCTTGATGTTCGAGCCGATACGCTTGTTGCAAGTACGGGCTCGACGTGAGTTGCCACGGCTTCGGCTGTTCTTTCTGCCGAAATGTGCTTGACGACCGAG